GGAAAATGTCTTGCTCATCGCGCTGGCGGTCGCGCCGTTGCGCTTGCAGTTGCGCCAGGCGTGCCAGGCGCTTGCGATCTTCCTTGGTGTAAAAGCCGCCGCGCGTTTGTTCACCTGCCGGAACCGTGCCGCTTGCCGCCAAGGTGGCGTCTTGCAGCGTCACGGCCAAGTCCGCCGTGATGCCCGGTTGTGTTATCGTGCCATCGGCGGCCAAAGCCACCGGCGCCAGCGTAACGGCCAAGTCGCCCGATGCGCCATTGGCTACTGTGCCATCCGCCGAAAGCGTAACATCGGCAAGCGTAACAGTTAAATCGCCGGTAATACCTGTGTTTGTCGGCGGGATAAGATCATCTGCAAACCAACCCTCCGCAAACGCCTGTGTGTCGAACCACGCAAGCGCCTGTATCTGAGGGTCAAATGTGCCGGTGCGCGCCATTATTCAGGCGGCGGCTCGGGCGGCGGTTCAGGCGGAAGCCATTTACCGCCAACATATCGCCAGCCTGGATCAACATACGCCGGGCATTCAATATCATTAATTCCTGGGGGCAGATCATTCCATGGCGTGATGCCATCCCACACGCATGTATTCACCACTAAACCATCAGCACCCCGCACCAATGCAAAACGCTTCTCGCCTGCTTTCACCATGTCGCGATCCATCCGTATCCAGGGCCACCTTGCCCGCCGCGTCCACCAAGGCCAGGGTTCATCCCCACACCACCGCCACCGCCGCCACCACCGCCGCGACCACCATTGCCGCCGTCTGCGCCAGAAGTTGACGCGGCAACCGTAGAACCACCGCCGCCGCCGCCTTGCCCACCGTATTCGGCAGTTCCATCAGCGCCGTTTGTGCCTGCCGTTGGTGTTGCGCCAGACGTTCCCGCAGCGCCGCCACCGCCTGACGCGGTAGAGCCTACGGTTGGACCTGTTAAACCGCCCGCAGATGCGTCAACCACCGCTGGCGTGGCGCTATGATGCCCACCTGATCCACCACCGCCGCCGCCAAAGCGCGATGTGCCGCCAGCTAAAGACAGTGGCGTGGCGTTGCTACCGCCGCCCATGCCGCCGCCTTCCCATGCGGGACCGTTAGTAGCAGCCCCGGAAGAGGCACTGGTCCCAATCATTGAGTACCCTGGACCCGTAATATTTCCACCGCCAGTAGAATGCGCCGATGCGCCAGCACCAGCCAAGGTAGAGGCGGCGGTGATAGCCCCACCACGACCAGCAGTTCCACCACCCGCCGCAAGTATTGGATTAGAATGTGCAGGGATTACGAAAGACGAGCTTCCGTTGTTACCATCACTACCCGCAGCGCCAGCGGCGCCGGGAAGCCCACCAAGACCGCCAAACTGAATAGCAACATTGAGAAAATCCGGCACGAAATCCGCTGGGATTATGGCGGTTGCCATTGCGCCGCCGCCGCCGCCAGAGCCGCCCTTGGCCACAACAGCGGTCGCGAGAGAACCCCCAGCCCCACCACCGGCACCACTGCCCCAAACGCGCATCAAAATCCACGACGGCTGAAAAGAAGTCGGCTTGATCCAGCGACCACCAGGCGCGGTGAAGGTCTGAATATCAGCGGGTGTTTCCGCCCCGATGATTTTCCAGCCGCACGCCTCATCAAACGCCACGCCGGATTGCGCGGGAATAGACCCTGCCCATAAATCAACCGCCGTAGTGCCATCGGTATGCGTGATCGAAACATCCTGCGTGGCGCCGTCATTCCAGACAGACAGCAGCTTGACGTTGCGCGTGACGCTTGACGCCGGAGACGCGACAACATCCGTCGTGGTCGCGCTCGTGATTGAAAAATTGGCGCGGTCAGGCGTAACCGTGGTGCCATTCAAATCAACCCAAGACGCAAAAACCCCAATCGTTCCGGCTGCGCCCGTTGTGACCGTGATTTTATCGGACGTGGATGTAAGCAGGATCACGGCGCGTCACCAGCACATCACAACGCAATAACCATCACCACCAGCACCGCCTGCACCGCCAGTGCCGGGGTTATTACCAGCACCCCCACCGCCGCCACCGCCACCACCTTGCCCGCCAGCACCACCAGCAGCGCCAGAAGTGGAAGCCGTCACTGTGGAACCGCCGCCACCGCCGCCTTGACCGCCGACAACATTGTTGCTTGCAGCGCCTTGGGTTCCAGGGGTGGGGGTAGCGCCAGACGCCCCAGCCGTGCCGCCGCCACCTACGGCGGAATTGGCGCCGCCGCCCGCAGTGGCTACGACAACTGCGGGTGTTGCGCTACGATGTCCACCAGAACCGCCGCCCCCGCCACCCCAAACCGAACCGCCACCAGCAACGCCAGCCGGGGTGTTTGCTGACCCACCACCACCGCCACCGCCTTCCCAGCCATAATGTGCTGTGCCGCCAGATGTGGCGCTGCCGGTAATGCCTTGACCACCAATGCCCGGTCCACCGCCCGTTGGTAGCCCGCCAGTGCCAACCGTACCACCAGAACCAGAACCGCCCGCAGCATGGCATCCGCCCCCGCCGCCGCTACCCGTAGCAACAGCCGAAGTTTGCCCGCCCACACCGCCGCCGCCACCGTAAGCGGTCAGGTAGCTGCCGAAAGTCGTGTTACCGCCTGCGCCGCCATTGCCACCTGCGCCACCAGCCGCGCCAGCAGCACCAGCAGAACCGCCAGCGCCAATGGTGACAGATACGGAATTGGTCAGCGCATCAGCGGTGAAGATAAACTCAACGCGGCATCCGCCGCCCCCGCCAGCGCCGCCTTTGGTGATAGCCGCAGTAGAAAGCGAAGCCCCGCCACCGCCACCGCCGCCTGCGCCCCAGATGCGAACCAGCACTATCTTGGGTGTGAAATTGGTTGGCTTGTTCCAAGTGCCGTTTGCGCTGAAAGTCTGGATATTGGTCGGGCGCGTATTGCCGTACAGCGTCCAGCCCTGCCCATCCAGATACACAACGCCGGACTGTGCGGGCAGCGACACTTGATACAGGTCCACCGCAGTCGTGCCATCAGTATGCAGCACCGTGATCTTGTTCGCTGCGCTTGCGCTGTCGTTCCAGATACTGAGGAATTTCACGTTCCGCTGCGTGGATGACGCAGGCGATAAAACAACATCTGTCGTGGTATCAGTGGCAATCGCGGTATTCAGCCGCCCCGGCGTGACCGTGGTTCCCGACAAATCCACATAGGACGCCTGAACGCGAATATCCCCCGCCGTATCCGTGACAAGGCGGATTTTATCGGAGGTGGAGGTGAGGAGGATCATGCGTTCCCGTCCGTCAGGGTAAACGTATTGACCGTGAAGGACTGCCCCGCCGTAAACGATGTAGAACTCACAATCAAATCGCCACCGCCACCACTGGCCGATACTACGCCTTGAATGTGGCATGTCGTGGCGCTACTGTCGTACACGCGAAAATGCCCCGCCGTGCCGGTGTTATCGGCGCTTAGGTCTTGCCAAGTGCCGCTTTTTGCCTTGCTACCACTGCTTGCGGCGGCCATCCAATCGGACGGCAGATTGATCGTCGCCAGCACGGTGCCGCTATCTGCCGCCGCACAATTAGCGGGCGCGCTGCCCGTGAAAATCTTCATCACCGCCGATGCGCCGGCGGTCGTTTCAATCGCGTCCAACCGCGCATTACGCACGGCAACGGAAAGCTGCACGGCCATAACCTAAACCCCGCCGATCAATTGAATACGGTTTCAACGCCCATGGCGCGACCATCAGCCCCCCGCACCACGCGCTTCGGCGCCGTCATGGAAGCCGCCAATTGCGCCAAGGCCTGCGCCTGCATTTGCGACGTGCTGGCGTGTTGCTGTTGCATCGCTTCAAGGCTCTGGCCCAACGCCGCCAAAGCCGCTGCCAATTCTCGCATTTGCGCCTCGCTCTCTCCAAGCATTGCTTCGCGGTCAGGCAGCAACGCATCCTTGCGCGCTTCAGCCCGCGCCGCCTGGCCATCCTGCAAGCGTTGCGCTTCAATGGTCGCCGCCTGCGCCATTTCCGCCTCACGCAAGCCCATCTCACGGGCCTTCAAATCCGCGTTGAAGGTCAATTCCTGCTCACGCAACGCCAATTCACGCGCCTTAATATCCGCCTCCAGCGCCAGCCGCTTTTCATCAGCCTGCGCCTTCAGCGTGGCCGGGTCAGGCTGCTGCTGCAGCATCTGCTGCGCGCGCTGCTGCAACGCCTGGAACGCCTGATCAATGGCGCCTTCCAATTGCCGGCCGGCCCGAAAGCGCCGCGCCAAGAATACCGCGCCTTGCCCTACCACCGGCAACAATTCCGGCGCCTGCTGCGCCATGGGCAGGCTGGTCGCCATATAATTGCCCATCGCGGTCAGAAACTCGGTCGCGGCTTGCTTGTCGCCCTGCTCGTCAACGGCAATCGTGCTGTCCGTCTCGATCTCAATGCGGAAACTCCGCATGGCGTCTTGGCGCAGCAGCATCACCGCCATAGGAAAGGCCTGCTGGAACTCCGGCGCCTGCTCCTGCAAGCCAGACATCAGCGCAATCGTCTGCGGCTGGAAATGCTCGGCGATGATCTCCGCCGTCATCGCAATCAAATCACGCGCAAACCGCGCTACCTCGGCCTGCTGTTCCTGCAAGCGCAACGCAGCAAATTGGCCCTTGATCTGCTGCGCCGTGGCCGTCTCAGATGGTGCGGAATAACCCCGCACAATGTCTGAAATACCCGTCACCTCGTAAATCTGCGCCTTGAGCGCCTGCTCACGCGCCGTCAATTCGCGGATGGTGGCAATCACCCCATCCAGCGGCACGAAATCCATGACACCGCGCAGCCCGCCCTTATCGGCAAAGGCCGCCCAGGTGTTGACCGGGATCAGCTTATTGTCGCCACCCTCTTGGAACAACCGCCCAAGGCTGCTGTCCTGCGATGCGTCATAAACGCCAGAAACCCGGCACGCCTCGGTCAGTTTGGACAGGCGATAGGTGACATCATCCAAATCATTCGCCTGATCCTTGTAAAGCAGGAAATCCGGCTTCGGGATCAGGCTATCGGTCGTCGTGGTGGCAAACAAAGGCTTCGGGCAAGGGAAGAACTCACGCAGCCGCAGCGGATCGTCGCGCTCATCCAACGGCGCCTCATAGCCCTTGGCAATCCAGCACACCTTGCGCTCGGCCTTGTCCCAAATCTCATAGACCTCGGCCCGCGCGGCCAAGCCATCACGGAAGCGCGCTTCTGGCGTGTCGGAGTTGTCTTGCTGCAAGCGCGCGGCCAACGGCACGGCCCGGCCGATTTCCTCGCCGAACCGCTCCGCCAATTCGTGCCGCGTCATTTGCACCCGGCGCGCTACCCAGCGCACTTCACGCCAGGTCTTGGCGGGCGACATAAGGAAATCAGCCCAGGCAACATAATCATGCGCCACTTCCTCGAACACCAGCATATCGCCGGGCTGTTCGGGCGCTTCAGCCTCGTATTCGGAAGCGTCATCCGTGATGCCAACACCATCAGCGGGCGTCGGCGGCTGCATCTGTTGGAAGTGCGGCACATAGCGCACCCAAGCCGTGCCACGGCCAACAATCAGCCGATCATCGCGCGCTTGCTTGATAACCTCGTCAAATTGCTCGCTATCGGTCGCAAAAGTGACCGCGCGCTCCAGCACTTCGGCCGCCGTCTTGCCGATGGGGTCGGCGTCCTTGAAGCGCCGTTCCACCACAGGCTTGGCGCGGCGCGCATAAAGCGCCGGCTGCAGCGTCGCCACATTGGACCAGAAAATATTGATGCGCCGCTCGCCGTCATCGGAAGACGCGGCATTGCGGCGCTCGTCACGATACCGGCGCAGGCAGCGGCGGGCCGTGTCGTGCCAATCATGGCACCATTTGTCGGCCTGCTCGATCTCGATCAGCCAACGGCGGTATTTGCCGGCGGGCGTATCGTAATCCAGGTCATCGGGTTCGTGCGACATTACGCGAAAACCCTCCGAGGTGTGGCAGGTGAGATGCGACTGGCACGGAACGGCGCCGGCACTTCACCGGACCAGGCCGCGTTGACATGAAAGCCGGTCAGCAAAACCGGCAATTTGATCACGATGCCCAGCGCGTTGAACTCGGCCCGGTCATGCAGCGCGCCAATCACATCCAGCGCCACGGTTTCAGGCGGGGCGATCTGCCCATTCTCACGCGGCAAGCCTGCCGCATCACAAGCCGCGTCAAACGCCGCGCGATTGGCAAAGCGGTGATAGGTATAGGTCCAACTCATGATGTTAGACCTTGCAGCGTGGTGTTGGAAAGCCGCGTTGGGTAATAGGCAATTCGGCTGATCCAGCCGCTACAAAACTGACTCCCACCCTGAAAGGTTCCTATTCTCATGGTGGTCAAGCCAATCGGAACGGAACCTGATGTATCAACAATAGGTGCTGCACCATTCAACGAAGCGGCAAAATTATTGACTTGATAAGCTAATATCTTTTTGTTCAAACGATCATTAACGCCAGCACCAGCCTCCAAAACTAGGCCAGCTTGACTTGCGGCGCCTTGTCTAATTTCGGCTATTTGATTTGTGGCACTTGTATAAAGACCAATAAACTCACCATAGGTTCCGTCAGAAAAATTAACTTCAAATTGATTAAATCCAACAAATGGTCGCTGATATTCAACTAATATGGTGCCTTCGTTTGGATTAAACCAAGGCGTCAAAGTTGCGACGGACACATTATCAGCCGCGCGCGTGGAAGCAGCAGGCGATCCAACAGCGGGGAAGATCGGGCTGGTGGGGAAGCTGCCGAGTTCTGTCTGCGGGGCAGCAAAGCGGATGGTTACATCAACGGCAACGCCGGAATTGATTGTGTCCGAATTCCAAACGGGGCGCACAAATGCAGCGGTTGCCTGTGCCATAGTGTAGGAGGCGGAAACACGCGATGCACTTATTCTTGTGCCACTTGCAAACGGCGCTTGAACCGCGACAGTCCCGGTTGCAATTGTGGTTGCAGTAGCATCCTGCTCCGCAAATGAAAAAATCGCACCGGCGGTAGGGTAGGTTCCAGCTACAGTTTTACAAAAGTTTGATGCTGCAAAGGTTTGACCAACCGTAGCGGCTATGATGCCACCACTTTCCATAAACCAAGAAAGTCGCCCAGATGCAGAGGTGGTACCAGACCAACGCACAGAAACAAAGTTCATGTTATTTTCTGTAGAAATTTCAACAATCTGCTGGGTTAATCCCGCAGGGCCAGAAAATACCATATTGGTTGGGTTGGTCCCCGGCGTTCCGGCAACAGCACCTTCAAGCCTTGGGTTACGAATACCGTTCGTCCTGCTGCCTTCAATCAGCAACCCGCGCGCCTGAAGCGTGGCAGGATCATAATCAAAGCGCGGCTCGTTCGTGCTGGCCTGCACCAGATTGCCAGCGCTGTCGAAATACCAGCCAGCAGACGCCCGCGTGAAGCTAATCCGCGGATCAAGCGCGCCAGACCTAAAATCAAACGCAATGCCGCTGGCGTTGCCGCCTGCCCGCAACCGCGTGTTGATGCGCTGGAACAAGTTAGCGCCCCTGGCCCGCCGTGACACACAGCGTGGTGGTCTGCCCCGTCGCGCAAATGGCCGCGATCTGCGCCACGCCTGGCGCCTTGCTGACCACCTTGGACTGACCGGCGCCAATCGGATAGCCCGCCGTTGTGGCAGACGCGCCAAAGGCAATGAAGCAGGTCAGCGTGCCAAGGTTCTGCACTTCGATGACGGAAGCTTGCGCCCCCGCTGTGCCAAAGGTTGCGCTGCTGCTGGCGTCCGTCACGGCAAGCGTGAGCGTCTCGCCCGGAGAGAATGGCGCAGTCATAGACATGGCTTGAACTCCATCACCACCGCTCAGCGCGCGGTGCGGTTTTCCAAAGGTCGTTAAAGGTCGCGGTATTGCTCGCGCCAACCGATACAATCGCGCCCGGCTGATGCACGGGTTTTTGCCGCACCCAAGGGCGGCTCATGCAGGCGTAGCGCGCCTCGTCTGGCGCGTGGTCTTCGCCGTCGCTGTCCACGTCTTCCGGCCGGTCAGGATCATGCTGCAACGCCGGCAAGGTGCGGATTAGGTCGCGGCAAGTGCTGAACAGCAGCAACCCCGGCCCGGTTTCATCACCGCGCAGCCTGGCCCGCACTTGATCCCACCCGCCAAGCGCGCCTTGCCGCGACACGCGGGCGTTATCCGCCGGGCGGAAGAACACTTTGGCCGCGCGCGCCATGCGCTCGGCAATCGATGGCCCGCCATCGCTGGCAAAAATGGCCGGATCAGCCACGCCATGCAGGCCATTCTCGGGCTTGGGGTCTTGCGCCTCACGCTGCACGATACCCGCCGCCACTTCCTCGGCCGTCATGCGCAGGCCCTCGTTGGGCTTGCCGGTGCTGCCATACCATTCGCGGTAGCGCACCAGCGCACCGCGCGGGATGTCCTGCAACTCGCCGTCAGAGACAGCCCACCAGCCCACCGAAAATGGCCGGGCGCTGCCCCAGTCCAAAGACCGGAACCGAAACCAATGCTCCGGCAATTCACGCGGCGCGATCACATGCCGCGCCATATCAAACTCGGGGAAGAACGCCCCCGCGATGACAGACCAATCGCCTTCTAGCCAAGCCCGCACCAACTCCGGTGCGCCGCTCGCCCGCAGCCGGGCCACGTAATCAGCGCCCAAGTGCCGGTTATCGCCAACGCGCGACGGGATATAAACCCGCTCCAGGCCGCTCACATCGTCCTTCATGACGCGCCAGCCCATGGGCTCCGGGTCTATGTAGCGCGCCCGCACCCATTGGTGGCCAGGCCCGCCGGGGTTGCCCGTCAAGCGTATGCGGCACGGCACACCAGAACCGCTTCGCAACGTGGCAAACAGCTTTAGGATCGGCGCCGGGCTCGGGAAATTGCCCGCTTCCTCAACATAGACCCGCGTGTAGCTGTGGCCCTGATAGCTTTCGGCGTCCGCGTCGCGTTCCAAATAGGCGAAAGTCAGTCTTGCCCCGCCTGGCATCACGCACCGCATCGGAACGCTGGTGAACTGCGCCCCCAATGGCG